AACATACTGATCGACTCCCCAGAGGGAGGAAGCCATCAAACAAATTGGGCTCACTGGTTGGTATAGATAGATTGTTGGCTGTCGAAAAACTGCACATTACACATAAAAACTCTTTAGCAACAGGAACGAAGCGAGAGGTAATGTATTATATAGATAGCATTAACCTAGTTAATGTATTCTTTATGTTACATATGTCGACGTAGGTTGGGAAAGGTCAGAGCCCATTGTGTAGCAGTATAACAAACACCTACTTCCAATGTCTCGGCTGCAAGCATGACTCACATGAAGCTATTTTTGAGATTAGATGGGACCGTAACAGGTTCCGTCTGACTGAAACGATCTACATGAAACTTAAACGTTTTACTTCGTAAAACGCAAATATATAAATTCGCTTATTAATTAAAAACGAAGTTTATAGTTTGAGCGATAGCGAAAACTTGTTTCGTGAAACGAAACATATAAATACTCTATATAAGTTAGGAATATAATCATAATGGTTGCAATTGCTGAAATTCTTAGAGAACAATTTGAAGTACAATCTGGTGGTATATTAAGTACTGGCGGAGAAGCACTTGGGTATAATGTTATTGACACAAGATACGATACAACTGACACTCGACATTTAGTTAGAACTTTCGATAACGCACAAGCTGCACAAAATTACAGTAATGAAATTAATGCACGTTTAAGATCAAACCCTGACTTTGACCCACGTGCTTCTAGTACTCCTGGTAATTTACAAGCTGACCCTGAAGATAGAATAGGTAGAGATCGACGTGTTAATCCTCCTGATCAAGAAACACCTAGAGCAGTAGTTGGACAAATGGATCCTGATGATTTGTTTACTACAAACGACTTGACTCGTGCTCAGAGAGCTGAATTAAGACAAAACGGAAAAATAGTTATAGGCGGTATACAATATACTAGAGACGATATAACTGCTATGGAAAGAAGAATAACAACAAGAGCTTCTAACATTAGTAGAGAGCAGGGTCTTAGAGATACACTTACTCCAGACCGTGACGATTTATCTAACTCTGTTTCAAGAAGTAGAAGCTGGCTTAGAAGAAATATGATCAGTCGTCCTACAAGACTATTTGCAGGATCTCTTGCTGGTTTAGGAGCCAATATTGCTATCTATACCGAACTTTATAGAATGTTAGATGAGCAAGCAGCGGACCTTCAAAGAAGACTTCCTAATCTTGACGATGCAGGAAAAAATGCTGCAAGAGAAGAATATATAAGAGTGCAGCGTAATGTATTGGCAACCTGGATGGCAACTTCATTTGCACAAGCAACTATGGCTTTGTTAACTAACACTTCTGTTGTACAAAAATTAGTTGATAAAATTCTCGACGGTTCAAACAGAATACGTATTCCTAGAACTAGAAGAGGTGCTTTAGTAAGTCTTATACAAACTATTGGTAGAGAAGCCTTTTATAATCAATTAATATCTGCAATACTTCAGCAAGAGCCGGTTAGAGAATGGGTTATGAGCAATATTGTAAAAAGTGCAGCAATAGATTCTTTATCTCAGTTCGGAGTAGGAACAAGTAGAGCAGTAGGTCAACTAGTAGAAGAAAATTGGCCGTTTGATAGCACACTTAGCTTTGATGAATTTACAGCTATTTTTACTAGCGATGCCGACAGAAGACCTACTACTACTGTAGGTGCTGACGGCGAACCAGAGCCAGCTGCTAATATTAGTGTTGATGATGTAACACCTAACCAGTTGTGGACACCGGGCAATTAAAGTAATGGCATTTTTGTTTGCTTAGTAAATTCGATATTTTCTTTTACTATTTTTTGAAGTACTTCTAGATCTTCTAAGTCAGTGTCGGTAAACAATACTGTAGAATCAACGCCGCCTCGCATGTACCAAGACAGTTTATAAATTTCATGTTTTAATTGTTTTATTTCTGTTTCGTAAGATTTAGAAACTTCGTTAATGTCAGAGTCCGAGAGGGTTGCTATTGTCTCAAGAAAAAACTTGTATAATCCAGATTAGGTTTTACTTTGTCTGAGTTTTTGCATTCGCTACAAGTTATTTCAGTTTCTGGTACAGTTAACGATTTATTATTTTCTGCATAAACGTTTGCAACAGCATTATACCAATCACCTTCGTTATCTAATAAAAATTCTTTTATAAAACGCATATTAGTTTCGCTATCGCCTTCTGGAGTTACTATTTCTGTAACAATACTACAAACAACATTTTTAGTATGTTCGTTTATTTGTTCGTATAGATTATTAATAAACTCCGTTCGTTCGTCAACATCTTCGATATTAGGTACAACTTGCGTAAGCTGTCTTCTTACTTTTAAAGTTACATGTTGACTTTCGATAACTTCTTTGTATGTCAAAGGACGCAATCTTAATAAAAAATCTTTCACTGTTAATTCGTAAGAAGGGTTAGCACTTGCTAAATGATCTAATAATGGCTGTAGCGGTAATGTAAAACTATCGTCATTACCGCACTTGCTACACGAATGTGAAATTGATAAGCTATCTCCGTACGTAGCAATTCTTATTGCTGTTAAGATGTAATCTAAATCTCGTGTAGTAACATACCAAGCATCTTTAATGCTCGGTATGCAATTTTGTATTATTTTAACTGTTGCATTGCCTGTTAGTAGTGCATCAGGTGTTTTAATTAAAATTTCATCACTAGCAGTCATACTATAAACTTCGAGCTCGTCCGTTGAAGGAACAGCACGTTTATTATAATAGTTTCCTCTACTAGGAAGATCAATATACAACTTAGGTTGTCTTTTATATTTTTTAAGTGGACTACTAGAGTTTTCCATGCATTTAATCCTTAGCATAAATATACTATAAGCTTATTTATAAGTAGAAGATCACCTGGAGAACCGTTTTGGTAGAAGCAAATACAGAAGCACTTAATAACAATACCGATTCTATACGTAACGAAACACTAGCTAGAAATGCTCTTAATGGTGCTCTTAGCGGCCTCGGTAATGTAATAGGCGGACTTATACAAGGTGCTCCTCAAGGGTTTTCAGATGCTTTAAGGATTGTTCCAAGATTTGGAAATGAACTCTCATCTGTTATGGCAGCAGCAGAAGGTTATGTTGGGGTATGGAGAGATCTTACTACACGAGGAATTCATTTTGGAAATGAACTAGATACTATGATTACTAGTGTAGGTAGAGCTAACTTAAAACTAGATCAATTTCAAAGGATTGCTGCTGAACAGTCACAAACGCTTGCTGCTTTAGGCGGTGTTACAAATGCAGGTGTTACAGATTTCATTGCCTTACAACAAAACTTCATGGCAAAAACAAATGGAGCATTTGATCCATTACGAGTTCAACTAGAAAATTTGGGAATGAATGCTGAGCAGATTGCTGAAAGGTTCTTAGAATTTGATGCCATAGCTAACATTACAGGCTTTAGAGGAAGAATGAGGGAAGGCGAAAGAAATCGTTTAGCTGCTGAATATGCTATGCGATTAGATGAGCTTTCAAGATTAACTGGTAAACAAATAGATCAAATTTCTGATGAAATGAAAGAAGCAGCAACACAAGGCAACATCTATGCTTATGCTTCTACGTTAACAGAAGAAGCAGGTCTAGCATTCCAACAAACTATGGGCGATGTCGCCGCTTCAACATCTGAACCTATAACAAGATATATTACTGATATGATGACTAGAGGATTCATTGATGCAAATGATCCTGCTCAAAGAATGATTAAACAAGCGGCTGGAAACTTAGACGGTTATCTAAGACAAGCGCAAGATGCATATGAAAGAGGGGACGCAACTCGTGGTGATTATTTAATGAGAGTTGCACAAGAAGAAGCTAGACGTATTCGAGAAAATCCTACTATCCGTCAGTTAGGCATGCTAGGCAATGCTACCGAAGAAACCGCGGCGGCAATGGAAATTATGTCAGGGCAAAATCGAGAAGCAGCAGTATTAAGCACTCAAGCTGTCGAAGCACAAGCTAGATCAATGTTTAATCTAGGAGAAAATACTAGAGCAAGTGCAGAACAAATGGCACAAGCACGACTAGCATTACTAGAAGCAGATAGAGAATCTCAACGCCCGCCAGAGCCAGGAGACACAGTTAGTCCTGGTAGACAACTTCTTAACGATTATCTTGGAGCACTTAGAGAAACGCAAGATCTAGCAATGGAAGGACAAGACATTGCAGTAGCAGGCGTGTTCGAAACAGCACAAGGTGCAGTAAATTCATTTAGGGATGAACTTTCACAAATTGACATGGCTGCAATATTCCGTGACGCTGCGGCGGAAGTTATCGGATTTGGATCTGCTATCTTAAATCCAGGTGGCCAAGGATCGGGTCCTCTAATAAGAGCAGAAGCTAGTCAAATGTTAGTCGATCAGTTAAACACATTAGCAACTAGATTAGCTGACCAAGATAGAGATGACGAAGCTTTACAAATAGGTGAAGCAGCAGCAGCACTTGGAACTGCAATTCAAGACTACCAAGCACAGCCTACAGCCGACACTCTTAGAGAGTTAAATCTAGCAAGAGCAGCAGCAGAACAAATAATCGAAGCTAATAGAGAAGTATTTGTTACAGGCGAAACTATTAACATAGGCGGAACTCCGATAGAAAGATTAGGAGATGTTTTAGAAGCAGTAGGAAGAGCTGCTGGTTTAGAATTTGATGTAGGTACTATGGGAAGACTTGGCACACTATTTTCTGACTTCGGAAACGGAACTAGAGCAGTGTTACACGGAATGGAAGCTGTAGTTACACCTGAACAAATGGCAGGCATAGTTCAAAATTCAGCATTAGGTGCTATGAGAGCATCTGCTAGTGTATTCCAAGAGTCTAATGCCAGGTCTTCATCTACTATGCTTAACGGAATGTTAAATACCATAAGAACTTTACCAGGAGAAATATCTCAATCACAAGGCTCTCAACAGAGTGTAGATATTGAAAATGTTATGTCTAGGATTGCAACACAAATGAAACAGCCGTTAGAGGAAGCAATGAACAGTACATTAGTACCTAGACTTGAACAGTTAGTAGATGTCAATACAAATCATTTAAATACAAGTCAAGATATAAAAAGAAATACAGGTAACATGGGCACAGACCTGCTAAGGAGAAGTTAATTGAGTTGGAAGAAATATTTTACACCTGTTCCTACAGGTAATAACATAGATGGCAGCTATAGTCCAATCAATGGCAGTGCTTCAGGTGCACGACCAGGCCCAGCTCGATCAAACTACTCATCTTATCTACCTGATGTATATTTAGGCTCACCTAATCGTGTTGAACGTTATGGTCAGTATAATACTATGGATCAAGATTCAGAAGTAAATGCTGCACTTGACATTCTTGCTGAATTCTGCACACAAATCAATGACGAAAACGGAACTAATTTTAAGTTTAATTTTTTTAAAAGTGCAACTAATTCGGAAATTACTATTCTAGGACAATACTTAAAGCAGTATTGTAAATTGCAAAAGTTTGAAACACGTATGTTCCGTATTTTCCGTAATGTATTCAAATACGGTGATGCTATTTTTATTAGAGATCCAGAAACTAAAAAGTGGTTTCATGTTGATCCTGCAAATTTAGCAAGAATTATTGTAAACGAAAGCGAAGGCAAAACACCTGAGCAATATATAATTAAAAATGTAAATTTAAATTTTAAAGATATGGTTGCAACAACTCCATTTCAAACTAACGGAAATGTCCAAGGCGGCGGTAACCCGAACACTGGATACTTTACAGGTAGTGGCAGAGGAATGGTCGGTAATGCAAATCAAGCACAAGGATCTCGATTTAATGTAGAAGAAGGTGAAATTGCTATTGATGCAAAACACATTGTACATTTAAGTCTAAGCGAAGGCTTAGATCAAAATTATCCTTTTGGCAATTCACTTCTTGAAAGTGTGTTCAAAGTTTACAAGCAAAAGGAATTGCTTGAAGATGCGATTATCATCTATCGTGTCCAACGTGCGCCGGAGCGCAGAGTATTCTACGTTGATGTGGGTAACATGCCAAGTCACTTGGCTATGCAATTTGTGGAACGTGTTAAGACGGAAATACATCAAAGACGTATCCCATCGTCAACAGGGGGCGGTCAAAATGTCATAGACAGTTCATATAACCCCTTGTCAATCAACGAAGACTATTTCTTCCCGCAGACCGCAGAAGGTAGAGGCTCTAAAGTCGAAACGCTTCCGGGTGGCACTAACCTAGGAGAAATTGATGACCTTAGATACTTTACTAATAAGTTGGTACGCGGCTTACGTATCCCAAGTTCGTACTTACCAACTGGAGCAGATGATGGCGCTTCAAGCTTTCAGGATGGACGAGTTGGTACAGCATACATTCAAGAACTTCGTTTTAACAACTACTGCGAACGTTTGCAAGGGTTAATTATCGAAGAGTTTAATCAAGACTTTAAACGCTACTTACTTGAAAAAGGTGTAAATGTTGACACTGCAATGTTTGATCTTGAATTCCAAGAGCCGCAAAACTTTGCTGCATATAGACAAAGTGAACTAGATAACGCAAGAGTGCCTACGTTTACACAAATGAGTTCGATTCCATTTATGTCAAATAGATTTGCACTAAAGCGTTTCTTAGGACTAAGTCCAGAAGAAATAGCCGAAAACGAAAGAATGTGGCGCGAAGAAAATGATGAAAATTTAGGAGCATCTGAAACAGACAGTTCAGGTGAAATGCGAACAGCAGGTATAAGCGGTGCAGGGATAGGAGCCGATTTAGGTGGACTAGAAGATGAAGGCGATACTACGCCTCCGCCAGAAGATGGCGGCTCAGATACTCCGCCTGAAACTGCAACTGACTTGGACATTGGCGGTGGCGCATCTACTACACCAGGTGAACAGACAATTTAGAATAAATAATAACATGATACTAAGAGAACTTTTTTATTACGACAAAGAAACATTAGACCCAATTGAGGACGATTCTTACGAGCCTCAATATGACACTTCTATTGTAAAAAGTTCAGACACTCGTAATACTAGACTTACACTTCGTCAGATTAATCGTGCAAGAAAAGCTGCTGAGGTACATAAAAAAGAGCAAACTAAGGAATTAGAGTTTGTTAGACAAATGTACGGATTAGCATCTCAAGCGGCAGCATCTGATGGATTGTAATGGCAAAACTAGATAAAACTAATCTAACAAAAGAACAAGCAGCACATGCAATGACTAATCGTAGATTAGTTAAACAACAGCAATTATATACTCCTCCCCTTTCTCAATCTAAAAGCACTTATGAAACACACGTTTCCTTTGTTTTAGGAAATGGAACTAGTAGAGCTTCTATTGATCCTGAAAAATTAAGAGAATACGGAAAGATATATGGGTGTAATGCCCTTTACAGAACTTTTAACCCAGACTATTTGGTAGCAGTAGATACAAAAATGATTTTAGAAATCTACAAAACAGGTTATCAAAATTATAATGAAGTTTGGACGAATCCAAACAGAGCATATACTAATATTAAAAATATAAATTATTTTAATCCTAGTAAAGGTTGGTCAAGTGGTCCTACAGCACTTTGGCTAGCAAGCCAACACAAATGTGAAACAATTTTTATACTTGGTTTTGATTATAAAGGCCTTGAGGACGGAAAGAAAGTAAACAACATGTATGCTGATACAAAAAATTATAAAAAAAGTTCTGATAGTGCAACTTTTTTTGGTAATTGGTTAAGACAAACAGTAAGCGTAGTTAAAGAAAATCCTAAAATTCAATACTATAGAGTAATAGCATCAGATAATTATATACCTTCAGAACTAAATAATTTAAATAATTTAAAGCATGTATTTGTTGAAGATTTTCAAAAAATGTTCAACATTTTCTAGTATTTTAAAAAAATGGCTCGTTTTGAGCCTGTTTCTATACACTTTTCTTATAGATTGTTAAATACAAATGACAGCCTTACCATAGGTAAAACATTTATAGGAGAAAATAATGGCAGATCTAAAGAAATTTGAAGAAATGCTTGAGCGTCTAGTCAACGAAGACAAAGAAGGCGCAGAAGAGCTTTTCCACGAAATCGTGGTAGAGAAATCACGTGAAATTTACGAAACTATCCTTGAATCTGATCTAGAAGATGAAGAAGTTGACG